CAAAAAACGTCCTGGAAAACATGCAAAAAGTTATAGTAAAAGAATTCCAAGGCGTAAGAAATATATTGGACAAGGGCGTTAGTTTAGTATAATAAAATTAAATGACCGTTTATCAAAAAATTAAATGCGAAACCAAAACAATCTACCGAAGTATTAAAACAGGCAAAACTTATGAGACAGAACAAGATTTTCTTAAAGAACATACAAAAGAAGATTTAGCAACAGATGTTAAAGTTTTAGTTCCTGATCTTCCTATGTTTACAAAAACAAAAAAATGATAGAAAATTTTTTATATTTTGGCAGGCTTGTAAGTTAGACCCCAACTGTATGGGAATGTGTTTCCTAAAAAACAGAAGATCTGGGTTCTCATATATGGCTAGTTCTGAGATAGTTAACTTAGCTACACAAACTTATGAGTCGAATTTTGGATTATTATCTAAGACAGGTTCTGATGCTAAAAGTATGTTTACTGATAAGGTGGTTAGGATATATAGAAGGTATCCATTTTTCTTTCAACCTATACAAGATGGTTCTAGTAACCCAAGGGTAGAGCTAGCATTTAGAGAGCCTGCTAAAAAAATAACCAAAAAACATAAACACATAGAAAAATCAGAAGCACTTAATTCTGTTATAGACTGGAGAAATACTGCAGATAATAGCTATGATGGTATGAAACTTAAATTACTTATCCATGATGAAGCAGGTAAATGGACAGGATCAACATCAATAGCTAAAAACTGGGGTGTTACACAAACATGTTTGCTTCTTGGTAGAAAAATAGTGGGGAAATGTATGATGGGTTCAACTGCTAACAAATTAGAAGATGGTGGATTGGAATATAAAAATTTATATTATAATTCTGATGTAACTGATAAAGATTTAAATGGAAGAACTAAGTCTGGTTTATATTCTTTATTTATACCATCTTATGAAAATTTAGAAGGATTTATAGATGAATATGGATTCTCTGTGGTAGATACACCAGAAAAACCTGTTACAGGGTGTGACGATATACAAATAAGTGTTGGTGCAAAAGATTATATGAAAAATAGAAGAGATGGATTAAAGAACAACACTAATTCTTTATCAGAATTTAAAAGGCAGTTTCCATTCACCACTGAAGAAGCGTTTAGAAATGATTCACTTTCTAGTGTATTTGATGTAGAAAAAATATATCAACAATTAGATTATAATGAGGTAACTGATAATCTAACAATAAAAGGAGATTTTATATGGAGAAATGGGGCACAAGACACTAGTGTTATATGGGTTCCTAATAAAAAAGGTAAATGGGAGGTATCTTGGTTTCCACAAAAAGAAATGCAAAACGTAATTACCACAAAGTTTGGTAAAAAGACACCAGGTAACTCATTAAATTTAGTTGCAGGATGTGACCCTTATGACCATGATACAACAACAGATGGAAGAAGGTCTAACGCTGCTTGTCATATTTATCATAAATTTACTTTATCTGAAGACCTTCCATCAGAACAATTTGTTTGTGAGTATATATGTAGACCACCTAAAGCAGATATATTTTATGAGGACATGATTAAACAATGTGTATTTTATGGGTGTCCAATATTAGTTGAGAATAATAAAATAGGTATTATAAAGTATTTTGAAAGAAGAGGTTATTATGACTATTTAATGGATAGACCAGAGTCAACTCACACAGACTTTAGTAGAAAACAAAAAACAAAAGGGATACCAGGATCTGGTGTTGCTGTTATTAACGCACAAGCTGAAGTTGTGGCTACCTATATTTATGATAATGTAGGTATAAATCAGGAGACTGGTAAGGTTGGAAAGTGTTACTTTAATAGGTTGCTAGACGACTGGAGTAGGTTTGATATAGATAATAGAACAAAATTTGATGCTACCATCAGTTCTAGCCTTGCATTATTAGCCTCACAAAAATTCGTCCAAGTTAAGAAAGATACGCCAAAATTTACTAAATTTGTGAAAACATATCAAAATAAAGGTTTATTATCTAAAAAAATAAAGTAAATGGAAATAGGAAATATATTTGGAAAGGACAAAAAAATAGGTGGATACCCTAGCCCATTAGTATCGCCAAAGGAAAAAGAAAAGAAAGAGTATGGCCTTGCTTACTTTAAAAAAATGTATCATGACTGGAAAGATAATTCTCAAATAAACATAGATAGTAGAAAAGCTAGATTTGCAAAAGCTAGAAGTTATGCACAGGGTTCTCAAAATGTTTCAAAGTATAAGGACCTACTAGATGTAGAAGGAGATACTTCTTATTTAAACCTAGATTGGACACCTGTAAATATAGTTCCTAAATTTTTAGACTTAATAGTCAATGACTTATCTAATCAAGAATATGAGGTTTTAGCAAATGCTATAGATCCAATAGCAGAAAGTAGAAGAGAACAAGATAAGAATAGAATGTTTGCACAAATGTTAGTTCAACCAGGTCTAGAAGAACTAAGTAAAGTAACAGGATATGATTTAAGGCAAAAGGGTTATATACCTAGAACTCAAGAGGAGTTAGATATACACATGGCACTTTCTTATAAACAAGCCACAGAAATCTCTATGGAAAAAGGTATTAAGTTTATTATGGACTTAAATAATTATGGTGGTATAAAAAAAGCAGTTATTAGAGATTTAATTGTTTGTGGAGTTGGAGCTTGTAAAACTTATATAGATCCTAATTATGGTGTAAAAATAAAAAGAGTTGACCCATCTAATTTAGTGACTTCCTATACTAATCATGAAGATTACTCTGATATACAACACGCAGGTGAGGTATACACAATGACTATTGGTGAATTAAAAAGAATAGCAGGAAACCAGCTAAGTGAAGAAGATTACGTTAAAATAGCAGGAGAATATTCAGGTAAAAATAATAATGACTCAATAAGTCCTAATTATGAATCATACCTCAATCAATATCAACATGAGCATGAATATGATAAATTTAGAATAACTGTAATGGATGCAGAGTTCTTTTCAGTTAACGAGCTTAAATATGAAAAAAAGAAAAATGCTTATGGTGGATATTCTGTTAGAAAGAAAAAACATGAGTATAAAAAACCTAAAACATCTAAATTTGAAAGAGAATTAATAAAAACATCTGTTAAGGTGGTTTATTCAGGTATGTATATAGTTGGAACAGATTTTGTATTAAATTATGGTTTGGCTAAAAATATGATGAGAAATCAATCTAATTTAACTGAAACAAAATTATCTTACGTTATATATGCTCCAGGTACACATAAAATGATTAACAAATCAATGGTAGAAAGAATGATACCATTTGCAGACCAAATACAACTTGCTCACCTAAAATTGCAACAAATAATAGCTAAGGCAAGACCAAAGGGTGCAGCTTTTGAATTGGGTGCATTAGAAAATGTTTCTAAAGGAGATGGTGGAACTTTTACTCCAATGGAGCTTCAAGAGATATACGATCAAACAGGTAATATATACTATAGAACTTTAAATGACGAGGGGCAACCAACTAGTGCTGTTCCTGTGCAAGAACTAGAAAATGGTATAGGTGGTGATATGCAAAAGTTAATTTCTATCTATCAACATAATCTACAAATGATAAGAGATGTGACTGGAGTTAATGAAGCAAGGGAAGGTGCAAAACCATCTAGTGAGGCTTTAGTTGGTGTGCAAAAATTACAATTAATGGCTTCTAATAATGCAACTAGAAACATCAATGATGGTTATTTAAGTTTAACAAAAAGAATTGCTGAGTGTATATGCATGAGGCTTCAGGATATATTAAAAAATAAAAACAAATTTAAATCTTATTCTAGTGCTTTAGGTAAAGGAACTATGTCTATGTTTAAAATAAATCAAGATATATCCCATCATGAGTTTGGTATAATACTAGAAGTTGCACCTGATGAAGATCAAAAACTACAATTAGAACAAAACCTACAAATGTCTTTAGCTCAAAAAGAAATGAGATTAGAGGATGTTATTACTATAAGGTCTATAAAAAATATGAAACTTGCTAATCAAGTTTTAATGTTTAGAAGAAGAAAATACCAAGAAGAAGAAGAAAG